AATTCGAGTTGTCATGCCTGGGGACTGCTCGAATTATGTGCTCTTTATTGATAACAAGCGGCATCTGGTCGCTTTGAAGGCTGCTCTTCTGAAGCGGCTGCTGACGATTTGCGAGTGGCTAGCGAACTGATGGTGATTTGAATTATGCCTGGACTTGAAGAAGCTAAGACTGTTTGGCGTTACCGGGTTCAGGACCCGGGCAAGTTTGAGAAGTTTCGCGTGAAGGAGCTTGGGAAAGGCGTCAAAATCACCGTTGGCAAGGTGAAGGGTAGCGACCGCTGGGAAATACAGAACTACATGTTTGAAAAGCAGCGGTTCAAAACCCGTGAACAGGTTCGCAAGTGGCTTGACACGCATTTGAAGGGAGAGATTCAGACTCTCTTAGACTTCAAGGCTTGGAATGAGTATCGCCGAAGAGTCATGAACGCTTACGTTCAAATCTCAGACGTACGGTGACGTGAAAATGCAGCTCAAGTATTATGTTCCGTTCAAGGCGCAAGAAGGCGTCGACGCACAGTTTGCCTTAAAAGAGAAGCTGATCAATATCGAAGGGCTCGCTATTGACACGAGCGTAAATAAGAATAGGTGGCAGGTTCCAGAGGAGGACCTTGACTTTTTCACTGAAACGCTTAGAGGAGCTCAGTTGCGTGCGGATCATGCTGAAAGCGTTTTCATGATTGTTGGCAAAGTGCCGGAAGCGAAGCGCCAGGGGCAAGAAGTTTTTTTCAGGGCTGAGGTCGGCGGGGAAGAGAAACTTATTGACAAGATTCTACGTGGGTACGTGAAGTATGTTAGTGTCCAGGTTGATAGTGACGATGTTGAGTGCAGCAAGTGTCATCAGCAAACTCGGAAGGAAGGCCTACTCATTCACTTATGCGCCCCAGATGCTTGGGAAATCGTGCACAAGCCCACCGTCCGAGAGCTCAGTATTGTTGCTTCTCCCGCTTACGAGAAAACCGAGTTTACGCCTGTTGGCTTCGCGGCTGCAATGAACGAGAATCAGTCTGAGCAGCTCGCAAACTTTTCACAGTCACTTCAAAGTGATGATGTGGGTTCTAGGCGTGAGCCGCAAGAACCTGAAAAACAACAATCAAACACAAAAGAGGTGAAGCACTTGCCTGAACAAAATGCTCAGCAAGCAGCTTCTCCGCATCAAGCGCAAGGAGTAGTTAACGTCGCACCAGGAGAAGGTGCGCCGAAAGAGCATACGTATCAGCAGTACATCGACCAGTTGACGCAGCTTAAGCAGCAGATAATGCAGAGGCCTGGAGCTTCCGACGCTGAACTCGACGACTTGAACAAGAAAATCGCAGATCTCGAGAGTGAACTCGCGAAGAGAGCGAAAAAGGCGGAGCTGGGAAGGAAAATCAGCGAACTGTCGAAGAAGGTTGGCGAGGAAGCGCAGGAAGGCCAGGAAGAGGGCGAAGAGGCGAACGGTTCAAGTGCAGCGGAAGCGAAACATGCCAGTGGCAAGGGCATCGTTGGGGCCATTGAAGTATCGAACCCTGATAGTCTCGGCAATTTTGACTGGTTCAAAGACCTGATCAAGGCTTCACGCAAGCTTAGCGCTGGATTCAAGGGTTAAGGGATGACAAATGAGTGTACCAGTTTTTGAAGGAACAACACCGCTAGTCTCTGATCGTTATACTCTCACGTTCATCGCGGGCGAAGACCTCTTGCCCGGATATCTTGTCGAGATCAGCGCTGACTGGACAGTGAAGAAATGCACGAGCGTGAACAGTCTCAAAGTTGTCGGCATAACGTTGAGCGCGGCTCTAAATGGGAAGGCAGTTACCGTTGTGAACAGGGGACTTTGCAGAGCAAAAGCATATGGCACGATCACCGCAGGCGACCAGATAATTTCTACAAGCGGAGGCACCGGAATCGGACTTATCCAGAGCGACCAAGGAAAGAAGGACTCTAGCGTCATGGGCATAGCAGTGGCTGGAGCTGCAAGCGGCGGCACTGCTTACATCATACTTTGGTAAGGCGGTTTTGAATGAGTTTTCAAAGAGACGCTTTAACATGGGTTGACACCGGGGCAGTAGCGTATCCCGCGTTGCACCAGCACATCATCGAATTGACCATGCCCGCACTTATCGTCAAGCGTTTGCTGCCTGAGTTTCCGTTGGTTGCAGGACGAACCGCGACGTTCGTAAAGGAAAAAGGAAGCAGAAGCATTGGCATCAGCGAGATCACCGAGGGCGCCGAGATTCCGATGGATTTCACGCCCCTTGACTATGTGAGTATCACGCCCTACAAGAAGGGCGAACGGATCCGTGTACCTCGCGAGCAGATTGAAGACCTCTACATCCCAGTAATAGAACAGCAGCTCAGACGTCTGGCAAGACGTGTAGCCTACCAGATTGACAAGGACTGCCTCACATGTATTGACGCTGCGGCTGCCAATTCAAGCGGCGGCACAGGGACCAGCATGGGAGCGACAGGAACAGAGTTCACAGTCTCGGGCGGCATCGGTACGAAGGATATTCTGTGGGCTGACGCGAAGATTGCAAGTTACAACTTCCTCGCTGACAGCATCCTCTGCAATCCGATTAACGCTCGCGATCTAAAGTACCTCCCGCATTTCAGCCTAGCTATGCAGTACGGTGAACCAGTAATCCAGTCAGGAGCAATCGGCAAAGCGTACGGTTTAGACTTGTACGTGAGTACCGTTGTGTCTGCAGGCACAGCGTACGTGTTGAGCACGGGTCAAAACCTAAGTGGTTCTTATGCTCCCCTCGGATTCTTCGTCATCAAGCGGCCTTTGCTGTCTGATTTGGACGTCAAGAAAGAGTTCGACGCAGTCGACGTTAGCTTGACGACGAGGTATGCGCCTGTTGTCACGGTCGGAGAAGCAATCGTCAAAATAACCGGCTTGAATACAACTTAGAAAAGCCTGATTTTCCCTTTCTTTTTTTCCCTGTTTCTTCATCATTTCCATTTCATAGTTACAATCTTGAAGGCGTGTTTGAGATATGAGTTCGGACAACAATAAGGGGTTAGCCCAGAGCATTCAGGTCAACGGTTTGACGTGGGCCAAGACGTTGATGATTTGTGCAATCCTAGTGTGTGCTGGGGTTGCCGCGTATTTTGGCGCCAATGTCTCCATGAGTGTCAGTCTTGCGGATAGGGTGCAAAACGTTGAAAATCGTATCGACATTCCCGTTAACAGTACCTTAAGCGCATTCCAGAAGAGCAACACGTTTCTTGTGATCCCACACGGTACCGGAGTATGCTTAATGAATGGTTCAGGATACTTCCAAGAATTCCTCGGAAATCAGACTCAAGTAATCATGGATGGGCTGAATAATGCTTCAATCAGCGGTGGGAGCGTTTACGTTCAAGCGGGTAGTTACTCAGCTTCTGTCATCATTCAGAATAATACTCGATTCATCTTAGAGAAAGGCGCCACAGGAATAACGTACTCTGTAGCTCCTGGCGCTTACTGCATTATAGATGATTTCAACAGCGGCATATTCCAGTACTATGCTAACGGCAGCCTTTACAGTCAATTCGATTATGCGCATAGCAACCTGCTTGTGCAGTCTGCTAATTTGACTTCTGTTTACGCTACAACCCTAGATCAGCTTAGCAGCGGTCAAGGCGTCAAAGTTCTGCACTTCATCGTCGAGAGCGGAACAAGCTTTCCATCTCCAATTGAGGAGCGAGTGTTCTTCAGAAGCGACCAAGGATACTTATATGTCTACAACAGCGGATCTTGGACTGCAATCGGTGCCATCCCAAGCACGTATCCATACGCTAATCTCACAGGAGTTCCGCAAACTTTTCCGTACACTAACTTAACAAGCGTGCCTCAAACCTTTCCATACGCGAACTTAACGGGGCCACCCACACAGTATCCTTGGGCAAACTTGACGGGAATCCCTCTGCTCATTTATGCTAATGGTTCTCAGGGTCTCACAGCAGATTGGAATATTACGGGTTATGGCATTTTTGGCGCAACGTTATTGAACAGTACTCAGATTAATGCTAACTATTTCTGGTTGAACGGACAGAACCGCACTGATACGCTTGCCTATCCCATTGAACCTGTCGCTTACATCATTGACTATTCAGACGGAATCACGGCGCGAGTGAAAAACTGCACAACTGGACAAGTAGACTACGCGAATTCCAATCAAACGCTAGCCGTTCAATACGCCTTTAATCATACAGACTGGACGGGTGCGCATGGAACACAAAAAGTGGTGCTGAGAGGTAACTTCAGCCTCAACTATTATCCAAACGTGCCCGCATATGCAGATATCGAGATTCAAGGCTATCTGAACGTAGTCAACAAAGCTGCTTTTATGCTCTGTTTCGATGATAGTCTGGCAATTCAATACAGCACTTACTTCAAGAACCTAACCTCGATATGGGGTTACAGAGGAAATGAGGCAGTTGTCGTTGATTGGCTTGCTCATGCAGGAACAACAAACACAACTTATACAACTCTTGCGAACCTGAAAGAAATGCGCGATGCAGGATGGAGTTTCTACAGTCACGGATGGTACAGTATTGACCTAAGCGCTGCTACTGTAACCCTTTCCCAGCAAGATCAAGAGATTCGGCAAAGCAAAGACTGGATTGAACGAAATCTTGGAGTACGCGTCGATTCTATACAGTGGCCTAATGCTAAGCAAGGCGATATGGAAATGGCCAGGCAATACTACAATTACCTTGCTTACGGAAACTGGAAATCATGGCCAAACCAAACGTGGAACTATATCTCAGACTCCATGAGCGCATATTTTCCGACAGAAACAAACTTCAACGGCTCAAAACAAGACGGTGGAGTCATCGCGGCTGCTGCGTGGTATGCAGTTAACAGTACAGGCTCAGGATCAAACGGCGAGCTTGCAATTCTAACGTTCCACGGAACGATGACTAATTACTGGTTCAACCTGTGCATGGGAAACCTGAGCAGTTTCGGTCTTCCAGTTCTGACTTGGCGAGATGTTGACTACTACCTGAGCAAGCAACCGAAACCGACTATTGCAGGAGTAGATATTACTCTTAGAAATGAAGGAAATCAAACAGCTTGCGTTAACGGAACTTGGATAAAGCATAATCTCGGAGTAATTCCAAACGCAACATCAGTAACGCTAGGCAACTTCACATACATCAATAGTACTGCTTACTATATTGGCCCCTTCGTCATAGCATCCTCAATGAATTCAACATGGTTCCAAGTAGAATTTCTAATCTGGAACGCTGGAACAATCACGCCCGTTGCAGTAACAGATCAACGAACGCTCATCTGGACTGCTTACTACGAGAAAATTATCATCTATCCAGCGCAAACATAATCCCCCTTTTTTAGTCTCTTTAAAATTCATTCGAGATGTTGAAGAATGGGTTCAGCAACTATCCTTGCAGGAAATACTTACGTTGATGTAGTGCACGGTCTCTCCTTTACGCCGACAATCGATGAGATCGTGCTAGTGCCTCAGGATGATCTAGGCGGTAGAGATTTCTGGCCTAGCAATCCAGGTCCCACAACTTTTCGCATAAACATTTCCATGGTAGACCCTGATACAAACCATACTTTCAGCTGGCAGCCTGTTCTACCAACTCTCCCAACACCACCACCTAGTGCTCCATCTCCTGACATCTTCATTAGCGCCAACGATATTCAAGCACAGCTCAACGCAGCATATGATTCTTCAAGTCTTATCTACACCGTTTTCGGCTTGCCGGTCTCCCAAGCAAGCTTCCAAGCGCACGTGAACTTCGCAAACACGTACATCCTCAACATTATAGGACCCGGAGGAGACCCTACTAGCAGTCGTTATCAGACAGCAGTACTTACAGCAATGGACATTGCCTGTATAAGAATTCTAGTGGTCAGCCTTGGGGGAAGCCTTGTAGGAGCCTTCGACTACTTCATCGGAGATATGAGAGTTGCCAGAGCAGGACCGTACGCAACCGCAATAAAAGAGGCGCTTCAAGGCTTCCATGATGACTTGTTAAGGGTTCTCATGAACCTTTCGACGTCTGTTGTCACGGTAGAAGCAAGTGCCAAGGATGATGTGCCAACGTATAAGGGAGGGCTCATGAATCCGTGAGTAAAGTCCTGGGAAAGGGTAACTATATCCTTGCCAAGGTCAATGGTACCAAAATGGTGCTGACAAGTACTGAGATGCAGCAGCTTATCAATAATGGCTATGATGTTGAAGTGGTCACGCCAACCTAAGGCCTATCAGGGCTACCATTTCTGTTCTGCCCAGCTTCTGTTATCAACGAGATAGAAGTCCTTGACCTTTCGATGCTCAAATACTGTCAGTCCAAAAAGCTTATCCAAATCTACGATTCTAACTGGATAGTTTTCGCGCTCATGCACTAGCTCCTGAGTTAATCTACCTGAGACTACTGGGTTAATGAGTAACGCTATTGGTTGCCTTCCTGCTTCTCGGCATAATCTAATTGCTTCCTGAATTTGCGCGAGTATGATTGTCTTTGGCATTCCTCGTCATCCTGTACTTGTTTGGGAAAATCAATATTTAAACTTGAAGGAGCATGCCAAACTCAGGCCTGTGACTCTCAGAAGCTTTGACTTTTGATACTTTTTCCCTTCTCCGGTACAAACGTTTAGGCTTTTCTGAGGGCAGGAAATCTCTTTGAACGAGACTTTAAGGAAATTGAGTAAGTTAGTCTGTAAGAACTGTTCCAACTCTGATTATGACCTTTGCAGCAGTTGCGAGATTCACAAGTTGATAAATGAACTCTTGAAGTGAAAAGATGGGCACTGTGCCTCAGAGCTATTACGATTTCATCGTGCATTACGCGCCGTACTTTTACGTGATTCCAACCTTGCTGACGGCAGACGCGGCACTAGGACAGAAGAACGTAACGGTTGCGGATGGAACAAAGTTTCAAGCGGGATATCCTGTTCAAATCTATGATAATATGCATAGCGAGTGGAACCTTGTTTCAAGCATTAACGGAAACATTGTCACTATGCAGAATAATCTTGTCTATGCCTATCAGATAGCTCAGAATGGAACTGTAGAAGGCCCAGATCCTGGTTATGGTCAAGGCGTCTTCCCGGCTGCTTTTGCTATAGACTTTCTTTATCAAGCTTACTCGAGCAGCCAATTTACTACGAAGCAGATAGATATCCTTACAAAGATCAGAGCCCTTGCAGACTTTATTCTCACGCAGCAATGCACAAATGCAGCTAAGAAAGCCTACGGCGGCTTCCAAAATGCTCAAGGAAGTACTGAATACTGGAGTGTCGACGCCGGCCGCTGCATACCTGCTCTTCTAGAAGCCTACAGCTTAACAGGTACAGCAACGTACCTTGCCGCAGCAGTCCTTGCGGGCTCTACTTTCCTATATAACATACAGCATAATCCCAGCCTTCTGGGCGTCCATGACAAGTATTATGGTGGCTTCGCAAGGTATGTCGACATTAACGATGCCTGGAGCGAGCTGATGGACGTTGAAAACCTCTACTGCTTAATTGGACTTTCAATGCTAGCTCAAACTTACGATGGAGTACACACATCTATATACACCGCAATGATGACTGATCTAGTTAGCTCCCTGCGAAGCGGCTATGAGCAATTTTACTTGTGGTTTGACCCTAAGCCGACTGGAGACGGAAAATGGCATCGTGTAAGCCTTGGCGAAACACAAATCTATGACGATCCTTTCAGCTTCGCGCTCTTGGGTCTCTTCACGTATGAAGGATGGAGCACGACCGCTGAGAATGTGTACAAGTTTCTTGGTAGTGTCCAGGCATCAGCTCAGTACCCAGCATATAATCCTGCTATCTGCTGGCCAGGATATATCGATGTTGTTCAACGGTTCCCAGCATGCGCCTATTACGATGCTCTAACGATCGGGATCCTTGGATCCATTCGTGCAGCGCATGATAAGCCTGCTTACTCTCTGAGCATGCAGGTTCTCGCTGAGTACTCAAATCAATTTCTTTTCTGGGGTCCTATATTCACGGATTACAGTCCGATAACTGCTCAAAAAGCAATGGCAAACGTAACGTGGCTAGCGCGCTTTTTCCTAAGCTATCAAGAGCCACAAACAGATATGACGAATATGCTGGCCACAAGTGGTGAAGATCTACAGCTTTACCCTGTGATAGAAGCTGCTGACACAATTACTTGGGGCAACGAGTTGGATTTGAAAGGTATGGTCACTCCGGGCGCGACAGGGGAAATCGTCATTGAGCCTGGCTACATCACGGAGAATAATATTACGGTTCACAGTTTCTTGCCTATTCGAGTGCATGATAAGATTCGCCAGGCAGGCGTGGACTATGAGGTTAAGACGGTTCAAGTTCACGATTTCCAAGGAGATCCAGTGTTCTATAAAAGCGTCTGTAGGAAGCTGATCAATCAATGAGCGTAGAGGATCCAGTTACAACGGTTATCCGACTACTCACAAAGAATGTGAGAGTAGTCAAGGATGATAGTTCTGTTGCAAGCTTCTATGCTAGCGAGCAATGGTACGACCGTGAACTCTTCAAGAACTACGATGCTCAATTAACCGTAGGCATACGGCAGATTCAGGACCAGAAGCTTAACATCGCAGGGACAGTACGCCAGCAGAAAGGACTACTTGCCGTCAATCTATGGGCTATGGACCGTGTAGGAAGTTCTGATCCTGGACGTATGATTCGAAAGAAGCTTGTTGAAGAGATCAAACGCATCGTAAGACAAAACATGAAGGTTCCAAACCAGACGATCTATGATTTTGCTGGCCTTGGATATCCCTCTGGAGACCCACATAAAGCCTTCTCATCTGCTGCTGCAACCGAGCTGATCCCCTCAAGTACTAGCTGGGTAGAACTTACAAACCTCGAGTACCAGAACATTTGGTACAGCGATAACATTCGCTATTCAAAAAGCACGTCCGTTAATCTTCAGGATGCCTTGATGCTCTTTCGCTTCAAGCCCTCGAGTAAAGCTCCTGTAGCCTCACAGATTCTTTTAGCTTTCGAAGGATACGGTATTGCTCCCGCTGGGAACGGTTTCACTATCAAGGTATGGAATAACGTTTCTTCTGCTTGGGAAAGCGCTCAAACGGGTTCTGGTGGATCCGACCAAGTAGTAACTATTACGTTAATATCAGCTCTCACGAATTACATTGATGCTTCTGGGTATGTTTGGCTGCTTGCCCGGACGACTAACCCGAGTAATGGAACGACTCCTGCAGTACTCTACTGCGACTATGTAAGCTGCACAGTTAGCGTTAACGGCATCACATATCTCGACGTCGTCAGCTATGGAGATAAGGACAAAGTTGACGTCAAGCCCATCCTTTTCAGAACAGAATTCACTCTCAAATCATGGGCATTTGAGACTATCCTAGGTATCTATTAAAAGGTGAAAAAAGAATGAGTGTTGAAACGTACGGTGCGCAAGAATCAAGAATCTACTTCGTAGCGGAATCTACCTATGGCGTAACCCCTGCAAGCCCAGCTATGCTGGGAATAAACGCGGAAGAATCAGATCCATTAGTCGATCCAGCATTGATCGGAGTCATGGGCCTTGGAAGTAGAGACCTCCAGGCACTCTATGCTGGCCTTCGAAAGATAACTCTAAAAATCCCGAACAAACTCAGCAGTCTAGCACCCATCAGCTTAATCCAGCACGTGCAAACCTTGAGCAGTCTTAGCATACAGACGATCTATTACAAGGGCCTCTGGTCAGCTCCAACAAACATCATCAGCTACCTATTCTCCGGCTGCAAGGTTAACAAACTAACCGTTGAATGCAAGCTTGAAGACGTGATAAAGTCAACCGTAGAACTGCTTGGCCAAAGCTGCACAAGGTTGACCGCTCTCATACAGAATGCAACATACGGCGATTTCGTAGGTGCAGTTCCCTTCAACAGCAGCTTCGTCCAAAGAGGAGTAAGCGGCGGCACAGGTCTTGTAACATTGACAGATATAACGGACTGGAAATTTGAGATTGACAATAACCTCAAGCCTGTTGGAACGATTCAAAGCGGCGGCACAGGGCTCATCCTAAAGTACCTTCGTGAGCGCAACAGAAAACTTAGCGGAGAGCTGACAATGGAATTCGAGAACGATAGTGAAATGCAGGACTTTCTCCTAGATACTGAATTCAGCCTATCATTCGGCTTAGGAAGCACAAACACCGCCTTATTCACATACTGCAAATGGGACCAGATTGAGACGCCAGACAAAATGGATGACTTAATCAGCGTAAAGGCCAAATTCAAAGCACGCAATCTCTTCATAAGCTAAGGAGGGCCCTCGGATGGCGGAGGTTAAGATTCTGGAGGATTTCGGCCGGGAGGCAGACCTGCGTAAGAAGTGGATGCGAATCTGGGAAAGGCTTGGGGCTCGCATCGTGAAGTTTCCAAAGTGGATGCAAGTAATCATCCTTGAAGACGTGAACACGGCAATCGAAAACCGCGTGGCAACAATGGAGATGATTAATCATGCCAAAACAAGAAGAGTTTGACATCGACGAGAGTTACGGCGAAGAATACAAAGGGCACTATATTGCAAGGCAGATTCCCATAGCCGTTCATGACGAGATTGTTGAGAAGTACACGGAGTTCAATCATGAGACTGGTAAGGTTCTAAGGATAAATCACACTGCAATTGGACTCGAATTCATCATCGCAAGTTTAAAGCAGCCGCCTAGTAAGCCCATTACTCTTGAAAAGCTTTTGAGCCATGATATCGAAACATGTGTTCCTCCCGATCTAGCAGACTTTCTAAAGAAGAAAGTGAACGCAGTAATTACGACATCTCTTGAGGAAAGAAAAAACTCTTAAGAGCGATGAGACGCGAAACACCGCATCCAGCTCTAACTAAGTACAGACTTTGCAAAGAATTCGGATGGACACTCCAGGAGCTAGATAAGCAGCCTTCCAAAAGGATCCAGGAATTTCTGATTATCATTAAGGAGATTGACCGGCAAACTAAACTTGAGATTGAAAAGGCTAAAAAGGAGACTAATCGAGCCCGTTGAGCATAGAGTTTCGTGTTGAAGTTGGCGGCGTTGAAGAATTCGCTAGAAAGATGCGCACATTAGATGAGAACACGCAAGCATATGTACAGGATGCTTTAAACGAGGTTGGCCAGCTTGTTGCTGCTCGAGCGCGCCAACTAGCTCCCGTACGAACAGGCCTCTTGATATCAAGCATATTTGCCGAGATAATCTACAAATGGGTCGTCAAAATCGCATGCAGAGTACCCTACGCACTCTTCCAGGAGCTAGGAACAAGGTACATTCAGCCCCGCTTTTTCTTGACACGCGCCCTCGAAGAGAACAGAATCAATTTTCTCACGATTATCGCAGCCGGCTTACAAAGAGCTGCAGATGAGGCATCAACATGAGCATGGGCGAAATATCCGTAAACGTAAAGGCAATCAACGAGGCTACGTCTGAGTTTGAAGCGGTAGCTGCTGACGCTGCCTCTATGTCTTCTGCTGTTTCAGCTTCACCCTTGATTTTGCGACTCGAAAATCTTGTCTCCCCTGAGCTCAATGCTGTCGCTGAGGATGCAGCAAGAGTCAAAGCAAGCGTTGAAGCTTCCCCGGTGGCAATCAGTTTCGCACCTATCCCTCTTCCATATATCCCTCCGATTGAGGTTCCCCCGATTCAAACAGGTTTCGCGCCTATTGAGCTCCCTGTAATCCCGCCGATAGAAGCTCCCACGGTAACGATAGACGTTCCACCAATTGAAGTTCCCCCTATCCCACCGATTGACACTACGCTCATTCAAGATAGCATTAGCCAGGTCGGCACGCGTGCTGTTGAGATGGGTAGTGAG